CAACCCGCGCAAATACGCGCAGAAATACCGAGGACCAGAATGTAAATGAGCACGACAGAACCAATCGAGTCCGCCGACTTTATGGCGCAGGCGTACACACGCTTGAAGATAAACGAAGGTTTCAAGACTACGGTTTATCTGGATTCTATGGGAATCCCGACTATCGGTATGGGATTTAACCTTCAGCGTGAAGACGCAGACACAATCTTAGCCAGCATCGGCGCGGACCTTCACCTCGTTCTCGAGGGCCATCCGCTTACGGATGAGCAGGTCGAGAAGCTCTTCCAATATAGCTTCGCGCCGGTCATCGGCCAGGCGCGTTCTTCTTTGCAAGAGTTCCATTTCGATTCGATGTCGGATGCACGCAAGTTCGTTATTTGCGACCTCGTGTTCAACATGGGGCTCGAAGGATGGGAGTCGTTCGCGAACACGAGAGCACTCATCGACGAAGCGTGCCATAACATTCGCATCGGCAACTCTGCGGAAGCGCATCGCGTCTTCGGGCTCGCCGCCGACCGTCTCACGGTCTCGGCGTGGGCATCGCAAGTCGGTAACCGTGCGAAGCGTGATATCGCAATGTTGCGTAGCAGTAATTGGGTTGACCCTAACGGAGACGGAACGTACTAACATGCAATCGTTTCTTGCCAAACTCAACACGCCAGCAGTCAGCCGAACAGCCGTCGGATTTCTCGGTGCTGCTGCCGTCGCAGTAGCCGGACAACTCGTTGTTCCAGGCCAAATGGCCGCATTGTTAGCCGAAGCACACGTCAACGCTTCACCTGTCGATATCGCCCTGTTGTGTGCGGTCGTATCAAGTGTGCTGCATCGCTATACGAGCCCTCCTACCACCTCCGCGTAGGGTTGGTCGTTGTAGGCACGCGCACCCAGACTTAGTAGTATATGAGGCGAATGCCCTATAGTGTGACGTTGACTTGTGTCCCTCGGGGTACTACACTTGTCGTAAGTCGGGTGGATGGGCAATATGAACTAAAGTAGTTGCTTGTTGCAGCCGTCCTTCTTAGTATACCCTACCAGGGACGTTGGAGTAACCACGTTTGGAAGACGAACGCCTCGAAGAATCCATATACAATCTCCTCTGCCAGCACAATGTTCTGTGCGACAACGCAGTCGCCGAGACGCCGTTCGACGAACTCCCGGAAAACATCCGGATGAGTTTACGTCAAGTTGTAAACCTTGCGACCACGCTCACACGCAAAGCACGGCCTTCTATATTTGTCTCATCCCACGAATCTCAAAAAGGCACGATAAAATTCGTCCGAGACGACGCAGCGTAACGTAATACCTAATACGAAAAAGAAGCCCCCGGAGACGCCGAACCTAAAAGGTCGGCATCTCATCGGGGGCCTTTTTCTTATTTCCGACGAATATCCGGAGAATGAGTTTCGCGATACCCTTCGCGTAGAATCCGAGTTCTCGACTAACCTTTGGGGTTACGTCGATAATACGGCCACCGACATAGGGACCTCGGTCGGTAACGATGCACCAGGACCGCCTTTGGTTGGATGGGTTTATGATAGAGACACGCGCTCCTAGCGGTGCGTCTAGCATCGCACAGGAATGGTCGCTCGTATTGAAGATGGTTCCGCTCGCCGTGAGCCTACCCTCGAATCCTGGGCCATACCATGACCCGATTCCGGATATGACCCAGGCGAGGGCCAGCGCCCTCACTTATGGGGGTCAGAGGCCAATTCATATTGCTTCGTATCACTATTGAATTGAATGGCCCCCGACCTTACTAGTTGGAACGATAGACGTTCCAACTGAGCATGGACGTGACGATGCTCTGATTTATCGGAGCAGAGTAATAGGTTATCTGGGCTGTTGTTCTTTTTATTTCCGTCGAGGTGATGAACGACTTCCTTGGGGTCGAGTTCTCGGCCATCGCGCTGCTCGACGACTTCGCGGTGCCGCAGCTTTCGAGTTACGTTGTTCTTTACATATCCTGCGTTGGTATCACTTAGCCCGGTTCTAAAACATCCATTATTGCTGCCAATTCGTCTGGTTCCATTTGATAAACCCATTCGATGTAGTTGGCCTTGTACTGCGCCGTAGGAGCGCCCGAGAACAGAAGCTATTTCATTTGCGCTCATATGACCATAATTAACTACGAGGAAGTTTTTTTCTGTAGCAGACCAATGATTACTTCCTATTTTCGGACCACGTTTATTCATGTAAATTAAACGCTTTCAAAGAGAACTCAAATGGATTTCCTGGGATATCGCGGACGCATTGAAGCATGGAATTGGCAATTTGATAAATCTCTTGCTGTGCGTGAGGAGAACGACGCAACCGTATAAAGTTTTCGAAGCTACGAAAATTAAAAGTAACGTAATAGGATATCATCGCCCCGTAAGGGCGTATAAACCTAGCGGACTCCTTGGCCCGGCTGCGGGATAAACCCGCCTCCACGAGGCGGTCAACGAATTCGTGGTATGCGTCGAAGCATTCCATTGCAAGAGCTTCGTATTCCGCACGCACGTCCGGCGGCCAATCAAGGGGTATATAAAGTCGGTCGTCCTTTATCTCCCGGTATCGCGCGCTCTCGACATTAAAAGAGATGCCCGCCCGATGACGGATAGCCTGGATATGCGAAGCAATCTCGCTCGTTACCAAGAAGGTCAGTTGCGAATGCTCGAACGGCGTCCCGTGACCTTGCTCTGCCATAGACTTCAGGAGAGCGGGCATCCGCGCCCGCTTCTCCTCCGTCATCCCGCCCGTGGAAACCCAAGCCGCTTTGGCATGGGCGATATCCCCACCGGTATGGTTTACAAGCTCTACGGGGTTCTCGAAGTAGTTAGACATCCAGCGTCTCCCGGACGACGAACTCGCCCGTCTCCGGATGCTTCACGAGGCCCATGGCCGCGTAGAAGTCTTCGACTCCGATTTCCCCTTCCTTGAACTGTTTACTGAGCGCCTGGAACTGCGGGTCGGCCTCTAAGGCCGCTTCCGCAGCAACCCGCTCCGCGTCCACGGGAGGGATACTCTTCGGCACGGCCGACCAATGGCCGCAGCAATGCTTGTACTTCACCGGAACGTCGATATCGTAGTCGAGTTCACCGTCGTTCTTGTGGACGACTTTCGCAGCCCCGCATGGGCAGGGGTCATTACGACCCACCTTGTTACGTGTCTGATGTTGCACCAAACCTTTGAACTTAGAGAATATCTTCTCTTTCTTCCGTTCAAGGTATTCCTCGTGCTTTGCGATGCAAAGCTCCAGGATGTAATCCCCGTCACGGTCGTAGACGCAGAGGTCCTTAAACCGGGTGAAGATAGCGAGGTCATCCTTGGAAAGGTCGGACGGGATTAACCGCCGGGTTCCGTCCGGCCAATGCTTCGAGCGACGCTGCGGGCTATCGTGCTTGCGAACGTGTGAGGGGATACCCTCGAACATTACTTCGAGGAGATATTCCTCGGTGGACTTACCGGTCGGATGACCGGTAAGCATATTCTCCACCTCGGGTTTCTGGGCTTCTTCAATCGTATCTGTCATTAGGAACTACACGTTCCTCCCTTCGAAATATCGCACATATCGACGGACTCGATGACGACTTGCGAATCGCCGCCTTCTTCGAATTCCTTACCGAGATGCTTGAGGGCCGTCTTGACCTTCACCGGGTTGAGCGGCTGTCCGCCGCGCGCCCCGTCTGGGTAGGTCGTAATACCACGCAAATAGGGGAGATACTTTATGAGCATATCGCCGAACTCGCGAACGGTTTCGGAGTTATTCGTCTCACTACCCCACGGCGGAAGGTTTATTGTAGACGAGATGCTGTGGTCAACGTATCGCTGGAGCCAAGCCTGAAACGCGACGCGACGCTCGGGTCCGATAGTATAGGCATCCTCGATAACGTCCGGGTCGATGCCCTGGTTTATGAGGCGCATCGCTGCGCCGTCCACGACGTACTGATACGCCCAGGATTTGCCTTTGAGGTACCGGCGTTTATACGCCGCCGTGAAGAGCGGCTCGCATCCTGTCGTCGTCTCTGCGACGATGCCGATGCTTCCGGTCGGCGCAATCGCCCGCGTCTTCACCGGCCGTGAGATACCCCACTTGTCCGCGTAGTACCACGCATGGGGCGTAGACTGCGTATAGATGGCTAGGAGGCCCGCAAGCTCCGGGTCCGGCCCGTAAGGCTTGCCACGCTTCAGAAGCCACTCATGCAGCCCCATGATGCCGAGACCTAGCCGACGATTCTTCTCTCGCGTCTCACGAATCTTTTCATACGGCACGTCCGAGTAGACCGTGCCCGCGAGCAAGAACATCGTAGCGTACTCGACCACCTCTCGCATATCAGCATCGTCTTCGATGTGGGCCATGTTTATCGACCCCAGGTTGCAAATATCAGAGTCGTCGTAGGACGTAATCTCGGTGCAAGCGTTGCGAAGATTCTCACCTTCGTTATCGCCGCAGTCGATAGAGAATCCGGGCTCACCCGTCTTCACCATTTGCCTAACCACTTCCCAATAGATGGTAGTTGCAAGGACGTGTTGCGGATGCGATTCGTTGTTATACGCTTCGAAGAAAAGCGTATCGAGGATGATGGAAATGTTCGTCATGTCCATCGTCGCCGGGAAGTTGTAATCCTTAGCCTTGAGGGCACGGACTTCCGGAATCCAATCCTTGAGATGAATAAACTTCATCGCATCTTTATGGTTCCAATGAAGCCCCGCCCAAATAGCGGAGCGTCTCGCTCCGCCCTGCATAATCCCACGGCCTGCTTCATTCAACATTTGCATGAGAGCAAGCGGACCGGTGGCAAAGCCGCCGGTACGATGGATGACTGAACCTTCGGGACGCACGTCGGAATAAACAACACCGACGCCCGCACCCGTCATCAAAGCCATCGACGAATCGTGGAGCAACTGAGCCCAACCCTCGCGGCTGTCTGTCGCGCGTTGGAGAACGCAGTTCTGAACTTGGTGAAGAGGCCGCCCGGCCGCATAAAGATAGCGGCCACCTGGGATAAACTTCTTAGCCGCGATGATGTTCGCGATTTTCTGGATGTCATATTCCGAGACAGGGACGACCGACATTACATTACGCGCAACGCGCAGGGCGAGTTCGCCCCAATTCTCTTTGTCGCCGTCTTCCGTGTCATGGAAGTATTTCTGTGTGGTGATATCGAGAGCAAACTTAGATTCGAACGGAGCGATAAACTCCGGGACTACGAGTGGCAAGGTAACTCCTGGGTGTGAATTTCTGGACTAAACTTCCGGCTCGGCGAAGCCTTCTTCTTCGGCTTTACGGTTCTCGGCGAACAGCGTTTCCTGACCGGCTGCGTCGGTACGCATATTGCGTTTGCACGACGGAGCCATATCCGTGATTAGCTTTCCACCGTCGGGAAGGCAATGGCAAATTTCATGCTGCACGACTCGTGCTGCCATGCCTTCGAAGGTATATTTCCGGGGCTTCGGGTGGTGAATCGTTTGGCCGTAAATCGTAATCTTCTTGAGACGCGCTACGTCCAGCCAAATTCCCGGATGGGAAATACATCCTTCCGTATCCCAATACGTGTTGTCGTCGTTCGCTTCTTCCGCATCGTTAAGCGCGATGCGCGGATTCATAATCACGACGAAGTTCTTCGTACCGGGAATGGTCATGGCAAACATTTGCACGTTCGCGCCGATTTGCGGCGCAGCCAAGCCAAGACCACCTTCGATGATGTGGCGACCGACGAGCGTCTTCGCAAGCTCGAGCGTCGTGACGCCCGTGATATCCTTGATTTTCTTATTCGGCGCGTACAGGCGCGGGTCAAGAGGATTCCGGATAACTTGGTACTTCTCGTTCAGGAAGATTTGCGAACGCACGTACTTCTCCCGGCGCAGGCGTTCCGCTGTCCGGTAGTCATAGATGAGACCCGGCTTCGGGTCCACCGGAATAACAGACGTTGGTTGTGAGACGATTTCAGATAACATGGCAGTCCTTTACTTGCCGAAGCATTTCAATGTCAGTTCGATACCGATGACGGTACCGGTAGCGCCGCCGATTGCATACGCAATTCGGTCGGCAAGTGTCGAGGCTTCGTGTACTCGTTTGAGGATGGAGAATGTAATGAGGGCGATAACGAGGTTGGTCACGATAGACCAACCGATGTTCGCCTGTGCGACCGAACGGAAGTCAACGGTAAGCACGAAATACGAAACGAGATTGAGTAGCCCAAGCTCCAGCGTCTTGCGGAGCATTAGTTATAGACTCGCTTTGAATCCGTGGAATAACATGGAGGACAAACGAACTCTGCGAGTTCGTATTGGTACGTCACGTCCATAACCGGGTCGTCTTTGCGTCCCGTACCTCCGAGGAAGTATCGGTCGCATCCGGTGCAACGCACCGCGAATATCTCAACCGTCGTGTCGATACTATGCTGCATCGTCGTGTTCAAACTCTACTGCCTTGCCCCACGCTTCATACGTTTCCGTGGAAATGGTGATTGGTATATCCATTGGCACCGCATTTTGCATAATGTGGTCAACTTCTTGAAGAATCGTCGTGTTGAAATACTCTTCACGATGGATTCGAAAGATTAGCTCATCATGGATTGAGAAGAGCACTTTACTCTTGTAGTTCTTTTCGCGGAAGTGACGAGCGCACAGAAGGTGCGAGAGTTTTATTTGGTCGGTGGCGCTGCCTTGAATCGGCGAGTTAATCGCCTGGCGCTCCATCTCGAGCTTCTGCCACTTCTCGAGGTTCGGGTCATTGAAGTTGAGATGCCGACGCCTGCCCAGAATCGTCTTGACGTAACCGCGCTTCTTAGCGGCATCGACGAGCTTGACTTGCATCTCTTTGAGACCGGAGAACTTCCGATAAAAGTTGTCGATAAATGCTTGCCCCTCTCGGAACGAGCACTCAAAGACCTCGGCGACCTTGCCAGCCTGCGCGCCGTAGGACATCGCGAGTACAACGCCCTTAGACTTGTCGCGCTTCTTCTTGTTTTCGCCGTACTTGGTGTAGTCAGCATTGACTCCACCGTACCGGATAGAAGCGACCTCGGAATAAAAGTCGAGCCCCTGGCGAATGAGTTCCTTGAGAGCCCGGTCACCGGAGATAAACGCTTGGAGTCCAAGCTCCTGACCGGAGAAGTCTTTCGATACGAGATAGTAGTCCGGTCCGGAAATAAACGTCTGCCGGATGATGGCGCCTTCGCCTTTCGACGGCGCCTGCAAAAGATTCGGGTCGCTCATCGCTGCTCGTCCGGTGGTCGAGCCGATGGTCTTGGAACTCGGATGAATCTTACCGTCGATAATAAACTGTGGGAGCGCATCGACGAATGCGTTCTTGAGCTTCATCACCACGCGATAGCGTGAGAGAAGCGGAATGATTGGACTTTTATCCCGGAGCGATGCAAGGACGTTCTTGTCTACGGAGTTTCCCTTGACTCGACGAAGGTCGAGTTTATCGAACAGGAACGTCGCGACTTCTTCGTCCGAGCCCCACGCAGGCGCGTAGCCGACGGCGCTTATAGCTAAGGCGTCCATTTCGTTACGCAACTGTTCGATTTCCGCCGTCATCTTCGCGTCCACACGCGGAAGATGCTCAACGTCCACGTCCATGCCATCGCGTTCGAACATGAAGTATTCGTTAAGAATCGGAATCTCGAGGTCGTAGTATAACTTCGCGAGTTCCTTGTCGAGCTTGCCTTCGACGTAATCGTTTAGCTTGCAATGGAACTCGGCATCCTTGAGAGCGTAGTAGCTCGCAACGAGCGGGTCAATCGTTATCCACGCCTGCAATCCAAACGCATCATCATACGACGCGCCGTTGCCGAGACTGAGATATCGCTGGCAGAGCGCCTTTAGGCGGGCCTTCTTATTGTCCGCCATGATATTCTCGTCGAGGAGCCACATAGCCGTACCGGCATCTCCGTGGAGATATCCGACCTGTACGCCCATGTTCTCAAGAAAATGCGAGTCGAACTTGATGTTAAACCCGCGACGTTTATATGTATCGTCGAGGAAATACTCACCGAGTTGGTCGCGGAAGACTTGCTTGTCGATTTCCGGCAGCAACGGATGCCGGAAATTCACGAGATAGGAATGACCGTTGACCCAGATGGAGATGCAATAAACCTCGTCCTGCCAAGGACGTAGCCCGCTTGTCTCCAGGTCGTAATCGAACTTCTTGTGAATCGCGATTTCTCTCGCGATTTGTCCTAGCTCAACCGGTTCCGAGATGACGTGATAGTTTTGTGGAAGCCCGCCGCTTGCGAGGATTTCCTCCCGCGCCGCTTTGACTTTCGCTGCTATCTCCGCGCTGCACTTGATGGTCGTCTTGAGTTTCGGACGACCCCGCTTCTTGGCGTTCGACTTTATCTCTGCTTCCGTCGGCTTTATGAGCTTCTTTGGTGGAGGTCCGCCTAAATCTAGGAGCGGGATTGCGTCGAGTGCTATGGTCGGAGTCTCCTCTCTTGAATATCTCTATCGCGCCGGGTAGCTCGAGTAGTTTGAAGAATAGCGATGCGTCGATGACTGCGGTAAATCCGCGCTGTCGTAACGTCTTGGTTATGAGAATGACGTTATCCGGATTGAATCCGTGCTTCTTAGCGTCGGCCTTGGCCGCGTCCATTGTCGATTGATGAACGTAGGATTTCCGCCGTTTTAACTCGGCGTGGATATCGAGTTCATCCGGGAACGAAACGTCTCCATGATGTGGAGTCCCGTCCGTTCGCCGGTTGTTCGAACCCGATAAAGGTACGCGGGTGCAAACGTGGTCGAACCTATCGACCGTTTGCAAAACCCGAGTAAACTCGGCCGCGATATCCCTTTCGTCTTGCTTCCAAGTATCAGCCGCCATCGGACTCGTCGGGAATAGATTCAGCCGCTTTCTCAAAAGCACCAGCCATATCCAACGGTTCCGAAAGGGCACGAGGCCGAACCGGCCCGAGTAGCCGGTTTATTGTCGGGACGCTAACACCGAACTCCTTAGCGAGTTTCGTCTGCATCCCATAGGCTTTTCCGGATTTCTTAAACCGAGCGCGGATGTCGGCTTTATTCTCCGGAGTGAGTTTCCCGCGACCCACTAGTACGAGTAACCGTTATTCCCAAAGGTATTATCCTGGGCAACACCACCACCCGCAGCCATACGAGCATTCAGTTCCTTAACAGCCAGCGGATTCGGGCTTGAACCCGAGGCCCACTTCTGAAGAACCTCGACCGGGATATTCGCATAAGGTACGTTCGCATAGGTACCTGATTTAGGAGATACCTTCGTACCATCCCACGGACCGTAATCACGCTGCGGAGCGGACTGTCCGCCCCCAGGGGTGGGGCGGTTGCCGGGGAACGGACGCCGCCCGCCCTGCTGCGGCGGCTGTACGACCGTACCTGCCGGGGGATATGAGGGCTGCGGAGGCGGCGCAGGGGGCGGAGCAACGAATCCCGTCGTCTGAACCGGTTCGTCGTTCTCATAGAGCCACGCGGCCATTCCCAGGCCACGTAGGAGCGCGTTACCGAGCGCCGTCGTTGCCACGCCGGAAATTCCCATTTGCGGGTTCTCGCCCTCGGCGGAACCGGGAACCGAAACCCGTTGAAGGACCGCACCCGCGCTCGCACCTTCGCGCTCGCGAATCGTCAGGGTAAGTTGACCGACGAAGAAAGCAATTCCGTTCGGCGCGCGGCCCGCTGCAACTGCGTTCCATTCTACGTCCACACCTTCGTCACCGAAACGTGCCAGGCGCTCGAAATAGGCCCCCGGGGCGCCTTTGAGAACCGAACGGCCATGTGGCCCGGGCTCAAAGTCCTCCGGTGTGAATTCGTTCACATAAGACTGCAAATTCAAGACAAAATCTCCTAGAAAAGTCGGAACAAGAAGTTCCTCTACTGCTACTGTACTACCTAGATAGGTCGTATTCAAGTACCCTTTTAGCTAATTTTTATCGAACGTCAGTTCGACTACGTGAGCTACTTAACAACTCAAGTTCCCCTACCTAAGACGGTTCCTGACCCAACCTGTCTTTTAGTGTTGACACCTGGGCCAAGAAAATGTAATCTAAAGCGGCATCCTCCCTCTTCGGGAGGAGCCCCATACCCCTCACTTGAGGGGATGCTCTGAAAAGCAAGTGAGATGACCGAACAGACGGCTCCCTTCTATAACGAGCTACACCGAGTCCTAAAGGCGGTTAACGGCCGCCGCCCGAACGGGGAGCAAGTCTCCTACCGACGGGCCGTAGTTGAAGGTCTAGGGCTTCGTGACTCGTTCACCTCGAAAATCAAAGATGGAACGTACCGACCGACGCTAGACAGACTAATTAGCCTGTCTGCGCTCCTGAACGTGCCGCCAACCACGTTCGACGCATACGTTAAACGATGGGGGCACGAACAAGTAGATAACGACCCGGCTATGCTCATGCTGCTTCGTGAACTAGCTCGACAAGAGCCCAGGACCCAAATGCTACTAATGCAAGGGATTAGGAACCACATTGCGACGCTGCTTGAGCAGGCAGGCCCGCAAAAGCAAGTAGCTTAGGATTAAACCCACTCTCTCGAATAAACCGGGCGCCTTATGGCTTCCGGTTTATTTCCGTGTGACATCCGCCGGAATGTTGCAGGCGATGACTGTATCGAGCGTGCGGTAGTACATCTCGAGCGTACTAGAGTTGCTGATAACGAGGTCTGCTCCTCGCTCGCCCATTGCTTCCGAAGCATGGCCCGCGATGCCGACGCTCTCCGGCACATTCGGGTTGTAAACCCAAATGTCCAGAAGACCCATCTCGCGCAGAGCTTCACGCTCGTTCTCAAAGCGGCAGTCGTCAACTACGACGACGTTACCATCCGCGATAGACTCCCACGCCTGGGCCTCCAACTGGCGCACCCAATAGTCAGGGTCCTGACTCCGACGATACTCAGTCCCCCACCATTGCAGCAGAGGCCGTAGCTCAACTTTATGCAGGTTCACCCACGCGAGCTTCTCTTCTTTGCTGACATAGTATAGGTCACGGCCGGGGAACTCGTAGTCGGGAAGCAAGAGCTTGCCGCCGACTTCGCGTTGGAAACGCTCGAGCGCCTGTACGACATCCTGTTCTGTCGGGAACTTCCAGAGGCCGTCAAATATCTCGTACTTGAGAGCGTTGGCGAAAGCCATACGCTCGACTTTGGGCTTCGTCGCCAAGTATATCGCGCCCGTGGACTTCCCGGACATGGCTTTTCCACGCAGGGTAATGACGTTAAAATCCAAGTTTATTACCGCCTGGTAGCATCTTTATTTCTTCTTTGGTTGGGAACATTCTCTCGTACATCTCGCGCCCGGTTTCGGTAAGCGCGTAGCTTACGCGCGTCTTCGGACGTTGGGATTTACTCTTGGGATGGTCCGGAATATAAACCTTAGAGATTGCTCCCAACTGGAGCAATCTATCCAATCCTATCTTTATCTTCTTCGCTACCTGGAAGTAAGGTCGTGGCAGTTCGAGAGTCGTCTCGAAGTACGAATAAACACTCGTGCCCGCGCCCCTCTCCTCAATATCAGCAAACGCAAAAAGAACCGTAGACCAATCCAAGTTCCCGAGATGTATTTCCTTTACCACAATTTCAGCATACACCCCGGATGGGTCGTATTCAAGTACCTTCCGGAAGTAATTTCCAGACGTACCTTGTCGGTACGTCTTTTCCTATTAGGGAAGGAAGGAATGGAAGTCCCCCACCCCCTATAATCCCCCTCCCAAATCTTCTTACCACGGACGGCACGACCTGTCAAGGGTGTGACGCCGAAAACATTTTCATATCGAAACCCCCTTGACTCTACAACCCGATAGGGTAGTATTGAGATAGAGGCGGTGCTGCGGACGAGTGCCCGGATGAAATACTTATATCCGATGCCACCCCGAGCCACGTCTCCAATAAACTTGAAAGATTCGATAAAGTGTTAGCAGACAGACTTATTTATTTCTCGGGAAACGACGGGGTTTTCGTGAGCTACGCGGGTGGCACGCTCGCGAATATCAATATCGAGGTCACCGGGTCGAACGACCTCAAGATTCACGACGCGAGCGCGGATGTGAACGAGCAAGTGCTCGTCGCGCTCATCCCGGCGGGTACCAAAGGCATCGTTCAAATCGAGCGCAAGTTCGCGGCCGGTATTTATCTCGAAGGCCCCGGCTCGGATACTTGGGTCGGCACCCTCGGCTTGGGCGGATAGCATGAAGCCCACACGATGCAAAGTCAAATGCACGCATACCGGCCAATCCGAGTACGGTCCTAAAGAAAACATCCACACGGCGACCTTCGGACCAGTTTATAGAGGTGGCCCAGAGAACGAAAAGTTCTTCGCGGCTACCCCTTCAATCACGATTGAAGTAGCCATCATGCGCCAGCCCTTCGAAGTCGGCAAGGAATACTATATCGACTTCATCCCGCTCGATGGAGAAGCCTAAGACCAAAGCCTGCCCCGGCTGCGACCGTAAGGAACTCCCGACCGAAGCGTTCCGGAAAGATAAAGGGCGCTACGACGGGCTCGACTCGTACTGCAAGCGATGCAGAAGTCAGCAAGCCAAAACAAACCGTCCCCGTGAGAACGAGCGGTGGAAGAAACGCCGTAAGGCGCTCGCGGAGGACGGTAAGGTGCCGACCGTGGTCTCCAAAGACCACGTTAACGCACGCAGGACTGCTCAACGGAAGAACCCGCCCAAGCGGTGCCTTATTCGCGGGTGTTCGAATCGCGGCCAACGCCACCACTATCTCGGCTACGACAGGGCACATTGGAACGACGTTATTCCGCTCTGCGGTCCTCACCACGCAAAACAACACGTATTAGAAAGAGCGCGGAAGCGCACGGGTCCCTCCTGGTTATGAATCTCTTTAGCTTTCTATTCCGGAAGCATCCTCCGCTTCCGGAAATCCCTACTTACTTCGAAGCTCCGGCGCAGCCGAAGACGAAGAAAGAAATCATCCTCGCCGCCATCGACGAGGCGAGCATCGACGGAGTGACGGTTGAGGAACTAGAAGCCGCTACGGAAATCTCGCAAAACACGATTCGGCCCCGTCTCCAAGAACTGATGGAAGACGGAGCGATTAACGCATATAACCACTTGATGGGCCTGACGCGCTCCGGCCGTCAATGCAAGGTTTATGTTACGGCAAACAACTACGTGCGGAGTCCGCACCTGTAGGTGGCTGCTGGATTAAAGGTGGGCGACCGGGTAACGGTCGGCACCTTGCACCCGCTCTCGCGTATCGACCCGGCGATGAAGTTGTACGCGGCCGAAGCCGGGACAGTCGTTCTCGAACTACCGGCTGAGATGTCGTTCGGCAAAATGTATCGGATTGACTTCGACAACCCCGCTCTGGAATCGCTGGCATTTTTAGGTAAGGAGCTTAACCGTCTCTAGTGTCCGTCCGTAACTTTCTCATTACCCAAGGTCTTATCGCTCCTGCCGACGTTCCTAACTCGCAAGGCCAATTCCGGATAAACTGCCCGCAATGCCACCACAAGAATGATAAATGCTACGTGGATGGCTCGGGTAAGGGACTCCTGTGTTTCCATTGCAAGTTCCGCTCGACGTGGCGGGCGTTTATGCGCCGCTACGAGCCGCCCACTCCACAAGAAGTGGAGATGGAAGCGTATGTCTCCGCGTGTCAATCAGCACTCCTGAACGACGCGAACCTTATGCAATGGTTTGCCGACCGAGGCATTCCCGAGGATGCCGTCAAGGCGCAGCGATTCGGCTACCACGACAACACCCTTATGGGAAAACCGAACGAACTCGATGTCGAACTCGGGCTAACGTGGCCGGATAAATCCAACGGCACCAAAGCTCCCGCGTGGATGCTCGATAAACATATCACCATTCCGTATATCAGAGACGGCATCATCGTTGGTGTGCGTGGTCGCATCCATCCCAATCTTCAGAATAACCCTGGCGTCCAGAAGTATATGTCGCTCCATGGTGCTAAGGGGATGCCGTACTATCCGTCGTCTATCGACCCGGAAGAGCCCGTCATCATTTGCGAAGGCGAACTCGACGCGGTTCTCCTGCGACTCCAAGGCATTCAAGCCATTGGAGTCCCGGGCGCCCTGAATGCGAACATGGATTGGTTCCAGGGTTTTACTCGGTTGTATATCTCTTTCGATGGAGACGACGCCGGGCGCGAAGGCGGAGACAAGCTCCTTAAGCACCTCACGGAAGTCCGCCGCATCGAAATGCCGGAAGGCTACGACGCAAGCGATTATATCCAAGCGTTCGGCGCACAGTCGTTCACCATCCTGATGAATCGCGCCGTGCTTTATCTGCACGGCAAGCCGCAGAAGGAAGACCGTTTCTCAAACCTCGTCACCGACTACGCGAATTGGGCGTGGTCGAACGGCACTCTTCTCGGACCTCGTATCCCGTGGGCACCACGGTTCGAGGAAAAGATGAGCGGTTGGGCTCCGGGCCTTATCCTCGTCGGTGCGGAAGCGAACTCCGGCAAGTCGTGCTTCAAGGTCAAGAGCCTGTACGAACTGTGCGTGGAGAATCCGGACGATACGATTGGAGTTTATCTAAGTCTCGACGATACGTGGCAGGAAGCGATGACGCGACTCATGTCGCTTCATTCGGGAATCGACTTCAATAAAATCGTTACGCCACGGCATAATATCGCTCACGACCCGAACCTCCTCAAACAATATACTGATGCGTTCGAGTCGTTGAAGCAAATCGAGAATCTCATCGTTCGCGACGCGACCTACGGGCGCTCGCTCTCGTACCTCAAGAGCACGTTCTCGAGCTTACGCTCCAAGTATCCGGATAAACGCATCGTCGTCTTTATCGACTCACTTGCGAAAATCACGAGCGATTCCGGCGACGATGAGACGCCGATGGAGATGTCCACCAAGACGAATTGGAAATCGTACTTGGCATCCGAACTAAAGTACCTCACGACGAAGCATAATATCTGCGTCGTGACGGCAACGGACCTTCGGAAGCTCAACGGCGCTCGTCGCCCGACGCGCGACGACCTCAAGGATGCAGCCGAACTCGCCTACGAAGCCAACGCGATTCTGCTGTGCTACAACGACCTACGTCGGATGCGGGACGATGCGGTCCTTTATTGGACCGACCCTGATACCGGCGAACGCGAATCCATCTTCGAAATCATCTTCGACAAGAATAAGATTACCGGAAAGCTCGGCACCGTGCGCTTCCGGATGCACGGCGGAACGAGCGACTTCTGGGAATGCGATGCAGCCGAAGACGCAGAGAACGACCGACTGATGCAACAGCAATTAGCCGATAAACGTCGGCGGGAAGCGGCAGCATAATGTCTGACGATTACAAAACGAATCCAGCCAAACGCGAAGCAAGTATCTATGCCGAGGTCCAGGTTTATGACCCGGGGGCAGACCCGTACTATATCAAGGTCGGTGGCTATGTGAAGTCATCGCGAATCAATATCTCGATGCACGACGGCAATTCCGATGAATGCGACCAGCCGCTTTGCGCCGACCAACCAAACCTTCAGTTTGACGCCGCGAAGTTCTTCCAGGCCATCCACATTCTACAGAGAGCGACCCAATCATAGATTGAGTAACGACCTCACGCAGGATGTCGGCCTCGCACAGACCCCGGTTCTCCGATATTCAGTAAGCGCGCTGCGCCAGCAAGCAACGTGTAGCGCCCGCCGCTACTTCTGGAGACTCGCGAAAGAAAAACTCATCGAAGTAGACCCGTCTATCGCTCTCGTGACGGGTTCGGCTGCCCATAAAGGCATCGAACTCGCACTCAAGGAGGGCGCCGACCCGTTCAAGGTCGCGGCGGATTACGTCCAAGAGAATCTCTTCGACAAGTTCCCGGCAGAGAAAATCGACATGGTGAAAGCTCAGGAACGCATCGCCGACATGAACGTCTGCATCGCGAACTACATGAAGCACTTCCACAATAACCTTCTCGAGCAACTCGAGGACCCGCAAAGCTCACTCGAAGTCACACTCGAGATGCCGTGGCGCAAGGGCGTCCTCAAAGGCGTTATCGACGTTATCGCCGCGGACGGTATCTTTGCCGACTGGAAAGGGCTCGCGCTCGATACTCCACTTCCAACTCCCAACGGATGGACGACGATGGCCGACGTGCGTGTTGGAGACACGCTTTTCGGACGCGAAGGGCACCCATGCAAAGTCATCGGTAAGTCCGAAGTATCGAACAAGAAATGTTACCGGGTAACCTTTGATGACAAGACGAGCATCGTGTGCGATGAGGACCATCTCTGGTATACCGTTAGCGGCTCCAAGCCTAATTCACATGAGGTTCGTAACGTAAAAGATATCGCCGCGACTCTCAAAGATAAGCACCGTATTCCGCTTGCATCCCCGCTAGATATTCCTCGCGCTAATTTAGCCATCGACCCGTATGTTCTAGGAGCATGGCTCGGCGACGGCAAGCATACGGACGGCTCTATTTGTGGAGAAGACGATGAGATATTCGAAAACATCGAATCGTGTGGATATACCGTTCTTCCCCCGCAGCATACGGTAAACCGTACTCTTACGAGAACGGTTAAGGGACTGCGAGCGAAGCTAGGTCTCGAAGAAGGACTACTCGGTGCCAAGCACATCCCCGAAGAATACCTCCGAGGAAACTACGAGCAGCGACTCGCGCTGCTGCAGGGGCTCATGGATACGGATGGGACCTGGAATCCGATTCGTAAGCAAGCAATCTTCACGTCTATCCACCTAGAGTTTGCGGAATCGGTCGAGGAACTCGTCCACTCTCTCGGTGGACGGGCTCGTATTTTCAAACTCACAAAACGCGGCTTCGGGAAAGAGATAACCGCTTACGATGTAGCGTTTACTCCGGTAGGTTTCAACCCTTTTCGAATCTCTCGCAAGAGAGATAGTGTAGTTTATCCTGCAACCCGCAGGTCTTTCAGGAGACTCATCATCGCGGTCGATGAAATCGACTCCGTGCCTACGCAATGTATCGCGGTAAACTCTCCGGATAACACATACCTTTGTGGAAAGCAAATGGTACCGACCCACAACACGGGCAAAGTACCGAAGGAAGAGATGTTGGGAACGGACCCGCAGGCTGCGGTTTATTACTATATCGCTAAGTCTATCGGGATGACGCCTCCCAGGGTCTTTAACTACGTCTATCTCAAGGGCAAACCGATGACCAAGAAGCCTGAGCTAGACGAGCATGGCGGGGAGGTCCGGTATAAAACCGGCCCGCGCAAAGGCCAAGTCAAAGAGGTCTGGGACCAAGAAAACAATCTCAAGTTCACGTTCCCTGTTCTTCAAGACGACGATAAAGTTAAGCGGATGATGAACGACTATATCGTTCCAGTCGCCGTCGCTTACGAGAACGACATCATGTTCAAGAATCGCTCTGACTATAACTGTGCAAGTTGTGAGTACCGGACGGTGTGCCCGAGCATGACGCTTCCGGAACGAACCGACTACGATATCATCTCGCCCACTTCCATTCAGGAAATCATCGACGAGACCCGCGCCCAAGAGGCTGCGGAATCCCAAGAAGAAAGCCCGGCCGACGTGCCGGACGAGGATTCACTCTAATGCCCTACCGTCGTAAGAAACCAGTCAAGAAGGTAACCGAATTCGACTACCTCGCGTACAGCGTCAACCACCCTCTCCGCGAAGCAGCAAAAGAACTCTCGGGCCTTATCAGCCAAATCTATAACATCGAATTCTCGCTCATTACGGATAGACACGGTGTTCCGGTCCGGGCGACGTTCAAGGACGAGGTAGTCTAATGGGACAGTTGACCGTCTACGTGGCTGGTCCGATGCGCGGGTACCCGTTCTATAACTTCCCTGCATTCGACGCGGCGAAGCAAATGCTGGAACGTCTTGGTATGCGCGTCGTGTCTCCTGCGGACCACGACCGCGAACTCGGATTCAACCCAACCGCCGACATGGACGTATCCAAGCATCCTGAAAAGAACGTCCTGGATATCGGTGAGGTTCTTTTATGGGACCTCCAGCAAGTCAAGGAATGCGATATGCTCTTCATGCTCAACGGTTGGGATAAATCCCAAGGGGCACGGCTCGAGCACGACCTTGGACGTGCTCTCGGAAAAGACTTCATGTTTGAGACCGAGGGCGTTGCCCAACTCCTCGCCGAGTTTAGTGTCTAGTGGCGAGAACCAAGAAACCTGTAGAGAAATCCTCGGCGCTTGGTCTACCCGGAAAAAGGTTCGCTGTTGTCGTGGAATTGTGGGAGGTCGTCGGACCCGACTCTTACATGGTCGGAATCGACGGGTTCTCCGAGATGCACCGTAGCTTCGCCATCATGCACGATGACCGAGAGACGGCAATCAATACGTTCGAACTAATCGACCGACTCTCCGGATGAGCGCGGGCTCCGAAGCCCTCGGCGAAATCCTCCGTAAAGAATTCCGCAGCACGTTCATCCAGTCCGAGTATCCGATAAAGATTGGTCGGGCGACACTCTACCTCGACTTCTATCTCCCGACACTCAAGCTCGCATTCGAGTACGATGGCGAACAGCACGCGGCATATAGCTCCCACTTCCACGGCAACCGACAAGGCTTCGAGCATTCGAAGCTACGCGATAGACTCAAGGATTCATGGTGTAGGGACAACGGCGTAACCCTTATCCGGATAAACCATAAAGAGCAGGTCACCAAAGACCTCATACGCCGGAAAATAATCGAAAGCGTTAATACCTAGATTGGAACTCGTTCTACAAAACGGAAAGACGTACATCCGAAAGACGGTACTCGTTCCGTTCGACACCCCGCCGACGATGATGGACTACGAAGTCCCTCCGCCGCTCGCATCCTTGCCGGATGCGCGGATTCGGACTCCAGACGAGCCTATCTATATCGCTCCGCATGGTGGAGGTCTCGGCGACCAACTACTCTTCTCCACGCTGCCGGAGATGTTTTACCGCCAAGTCGGCTCGCGTGAGATTTACATTCTCGCTTCGGACGACACGGCGCGTAACAACCCAACGGTACAGAAGTTCTGTTGGGAGCGCAACCCGTTCGTAAAGCGCGTTATCCCGTACTACGAAGCGCGAAAGATTGAAGCGAACACCGCGTCCCTGCGTGTCGTAGACGGCCACCGATACCACTCACACCTCGTCGCTCGCCGGTATCAGAACAACGTCATGGCGGTTGAGGCGATGAATGGGCTCTTCCCTACCAACGAGGTTCCCCGTATATATTATCAGCCGAGGTTCCGCGAAGAATTTGCAGGTAAGATATTCGGGGATGCGCGGTGCCATTCGACACCGCTTCCCGCCGCAGCGTACACCAATTTCGTCCAGTATTGCGGAAAACTTTATGGATTCGACCCCACCGATATCTTTATGCTCGAATCCAAATACTCTGGTCGCGCAGGCGCCGACGCCTGTCCGGACCAGCCTCGTATCGAAATAAACTCGCTCGAGGATTATGCTGACCTCATCTATTCATGCCGCTTCTTCTGCGGCGTGGATTCCGGTTCGGCCGCGCTCGCGTCGGCCGTAAAAGGCCACAATTTCTATCCGGAAGTCGCTGTGCTGCAATCTAACCCGCTGCATAGTGACCGCCAATGGGTTTGGAGCAACCTCCAGTACCACATGACGGGCAAAGCCATGAAGCACGACTTCCACCTGTGAATATAATGAAAAGAGCTTCTATTGCGTTGTTTGCAACTGCAATCGCCACTATCGCACTCGACTTCGCACTTTTCTTCGGCGCACATCACCCCGGAGAAACTCCACTCCAACACGCGCTCAATACATCCGTTACGATAACGGATAAAGTTACCGAAGAATTCTTCGACGGAAGTCCCGATATCGTCTCACACCAACAAGTCTGCTCCGGATTTGTAGCCGGGACAGACGGGACGACGGAAGTCATTATTACTGCGGCCCATTGTGCAATAAACGAGGTGGATACCGTCGGCGGGCATCTCGTGGAAACGGATATCGGTCTTCCTGAGAGCGTCCAGTTCTTCGACGGCGATACCGGAACGGTTCAGAATGCCTTTATCAACGGCAAGCATGACATCATGCTTCTGGTCGTCACGTCGAAGCACTTACACGAATCAGCGAAGACGCAGACTAAGTTCCAAATCGCCGATGACTTCTTCGCCATCGGGATGGCAAATGGCGTGGATTGGACTTACGGCCGCGCGTTTTCCGCGCAAGGTCCGTTCGAATTCTACGACCCGCTCGACCCGAAGACGAGCGCACGTGGGCTTTATCAAGTCGGAACGACGGATATGGGCCACGGCAATTCCGGCGGTGCGGTGTACGACAAGAACGGGGAGGTTGTCGGCATCTATGACTGCGATTCGCAAGACCTTCCTGACCAAGGGTTTATGGTCGCCGCAAAATACATCGACCGCGTTCTTTCGCTGTACTACTCGACGCCAACACCCGCTAAGTTCCGCGAGGCAATCCGGGAGAACGTCGGTGGCTAAGAAGAAACAGGCCGAGGAGCCCGTCTCACAACGGGAGACGCAGTTCGCCGCGCTCAAGGCGCAATACAAAGAAATCGACCGAGAGACGAAGCCCGCCCAAGTCCCGCGAGACCTTGTTATGCCGAGCATGTGTATCAGCATGGACCTTCTAACGAACGAAGCCGGTCTACGTCCGGCATCTATCGTGGAGTATTACGGATTACCCGGCGTCACGAAGACTCGGACTGCGCTCCAGATGGTGCGCCAAGCTCAACTCTGGGCGCCGGATAAATCCGTAGCTATCGTCGATACAGAAGGCGACGTAGACCTTTATGCTGCCAAGAACACGTTCGATATCGACTTCTCTGCACTCCCTGACGGAACGCCTCGTGTCAACTACTGGCCGGACCCTGAGTTCGACGATATCCCGAACTTGGAGTTTATTCTTAACAGAATACATGACTTTGCCGCTTCAGGATTGTTTTCTCTAATCGTACTCGACTCCGTGGCTATGTGTATGCCATTATGGGAGGCCAAGAACGAAGATATTACCGGTACGAAGTTCGGTGGACCGGCGCTTGCGCTGTCCACGGGATTCCGGAAAATCAAAGCCGTCGCGAAGCGAACGGGGACGCGGATATGGCTCGTCAATCAAATCCGAACGAAAGTCATCCAGACACCGCACGGTTCCATCTCGAAGGATGAACCCGGCGGCGGATACGCGCTGAAGTTCGCAGCATCGCATCGCTTCAAAGCGTCGTGGGTCAAGAAGGCCAAGGAAGACGACGAGTACGCCATGCTGCGAATCACCGGCGAGAAAGTGAAGTTCGGACCATCGGACCGTTACGCGGATATTCCGGTACTGAACGGACTTATCGACCGCGACGCGGACCTCGTACAGGTCTCGGCGCGTTTCGGAGTCATCGAGAAGAAAGGCGCGTGGTATTACTACGACGGCTCGCCGCTCGGTAACGGCCTCGCCCAGGCAGCGAGCGCCCTAAGAAATCACCCTGATACGCTCTACGCAAAGATATACGAGAAGACCATTGCTATCGCGAACCCTGTCATGGAAACAGTCGAATTATCTGAGCAAATCAATGACGAACCTGAAGAAACCGAGGCCCCTAACGAATAAATGGTAACCCAGGACTACCCGCCGTACCTTGTCGGTATACTGCTCGAGTACAGCGACGAAATCGAGTCGATTAAATGCAAAATCACTCCGACACTCGTGGCTAATGCGTATCCGATAAACAAGGATGAGGGCTTCTATGAGAAGCCCGGCAACACTCTGCGTAACCGAGGGTCGATGACGACCCGCGTTCCCCACAACAGCAACGCCCGAATCGAGGCGCTCTGCGATTTGACTTGCGATGTCGCACAGGCACGCAAGGCCGTTCTTACGCCCGCACAAGATATCGCTTTAATGGCGGTTTATTCCGGGCTGGATGTCTCCGATTACGTGAAGGGAGAGGCATCCAAGGCTTTCGACTTGGTGGTTGCCTACCTAAACCGTTGCTAATAAAGTTTCCACTCGAAGAGTACCTGATTCAATCCGAACGTGGATGGGCGCTAACGACAGCGTTCTACAACTTGTCTCTCGCGGACAAGTACCAAATCGTTTATCTTCTCGAAGAGAACGGCCTCATCCACAACTATAAACTCTACGAGCGCGTCGTCAAAGCCATCCTGCAACACAGCAGCCCAGAGATAAAGTCAGAGCGAAGTGTAAAAGGGGAACGCAAACAACGTCCCGAGGCAAATCGCGCTGATATGCTCGAAGCGTTGAACGCTCTCGCGCTCCATTGGGACGACCTCGAAGAGCAAATCATCGCCTACTTCGCCGGACGATTCCAGAATATCGTGGCGGCTAATCAGTAATGGGGGGCTTCGTCAACGACCTGAAAATAGGAAAGGCCGTCGAGCAAGCCGTCCTCGTTGCCATGACAGAAGACAATCCACTCTGGAAGCACGCCGTCGCTGCCGAGGGGCTGGATAAAAAGGCGGACTTCCGGCTCAACCTCGGTGTAGAGGTGAAGTACGATTCGATGTCCCAACGCACGGGCAACGTCGCTATCGAGGTCGGGTGTGCGGGGAAACCATCCGGAATCTCCGCAACCTGTGCGGACTTCTGGGTGACCGTCATGCTCGGAGAGCACGCGGGCACGTACCTCACGGACACGGCGGACCTCCGCTACCTCGTCCAGGGCCGCCCGGTCATCAAAGGGGGCGACCGGAACGCTGCGGAGCTAGTCCTCCTCAAGTTCGCGGAGTTCGATGCGGTCTCGCGACGGCTCGGACCGGCGCCTGCCTTCCTGTCCATGAAAAGATAGGCCGAAGTACCCCCTTGAATACGACCTTCCTTGGTAGTATCATAAAAGCATGATAGATGCCCCGATTCAATCCAAGGAAGAAGCCGTTCGTATTGCCACCGCGATGCTCACGCATGGTAAAAAGCCCTGCGTGTGCATCTGCGATGAAGTTTATGGGCGCGACTTCCGCCCCCGGTACTACAACGACGCGAACGGCGTGAAACGCTGCGTAGCGTGCAACTGCAAACCCAAATCTTAGAACGGAGCAACCTTCCTACGTGGTAGAAACAGGAAATTGGTCGGCGCTCGCTGCCGACCGCAAGTGGAACTGCGGGATATTCACCGCTAACCCAGGCCATACCGGAGAAGATAACTGCAAATGCCCGGGTTGTTCCGGAGCGCGGAAGGCGCGGGGTAAGGAATGATTACGAAGATTGATACCCCGAGCGAGTACGAACAACTCCTCGACCACGTAGACCTTTTCAATAAAACTTTCGAGTCTAAGAACGACGCGAGCCTTCGGCTTGCGCTCGTGACGGAAGAATCCGCTGAACTTTGGAAGGCGATTGTCAAGGAGAAATCCCCGGAAGAAATCGAGGGGGAATTCGGAGACCTTTTATACGTCGTCTTTGGATGGGGTTTATTGCAGGGCATAAACCCGTATCGCGCCATCGAGAACGTCATGGCAAAGAATCAGAAGAAGATTGACAACCGTGCGAACTATCGGATTAGCGCGGCTGGCAAGGTCTTGAAACCGGATGACGAGTGAGAAGTTCATCGTCGGCACGCTCAGGGCATACGCATTCGCCTACTACCACCTGTGGAAATGCACATTTTATCCGCAACTCAAGCAAGCATTCGCACCGGCTAAAAAGAGCCGGTTCAAGATGATTCCGCCGGTGAACGAACCCGCTCCCGGCAGCGACTTCTATGTGGAATGTCACCCGTGCGGGGCAATTCACTCATGGTAATTAGCCCGCTGTTCATCATCCTCGGTTGGGGATTCGCCCTCGTATGCGGATATTTCGTATGCGGATATTTCGCTGGATATATTGACGGATATTGGAAAGGATTACGACGTTGATTAGTTGCTTGTCCAAGTTTATCGGAATCATGCTGTTTATTACCGGTGACCCCGTTCATGCGTGCTATTGGCTTATTGCCGGTATTGTCATCGGAGCTTTCGGTTGGTAGCGGAGCCACTCCTAACCGAATCCCAACTCCTGGAACTCGCGCGGTTCTTGAATATCCCTCTCGCACGGTCTACACTCTACCGGCAACGGGCGATTGGCAAGTTCCCGTTCTATCGCATCGGCACGAGCGTCCGCTACAAAGCGTCCGACCTCGATGCCTTTATGGAGAGATGCCGCAGAGGAGCGTAAATGGCACGTCAAAGGACCCTAAACGTCAAAATCCGGTCAAAGGGTGGGGGGTTTGAGGCCCGTCCGACCATCGACGGTCGGCAGAAGTCTATCTTCAGAAAGACCAAACAAGAGGTCGAATCCGAACTCGCAAAACTCTATTTGAGTAAAACTCGCCAGGAGCGTGGTACAACGACCCTTGGCGAGTTTATTGCTATCTGGAACGACCGTGAGAAAGCGCGAGCGGAAGACCCGAACGTCCGGTCACCTAAAACCTATCTCGGGCGCAAGGGACTGCTCGCGACCCACGTCGAGCCCCAACTCGGCCATGTCCGGCTATCATCTATCGACCGGGACCTCATTCGGGATTGGTCAGAACGGGCCGAGAAGCGGCTTAAGAGCGCACCCGCGCGGAAAGGCAAGGGAAAGGGCACCCGGAGCCTCCAGGCCGCGTATAGCGCCCTTTCTGCGTGCTTATCCGAGGCCGTAGATGACGGCCTCCTCGAGTCCAACCCCTGCCTCCAGCAAGGTCGGCGCTCGATAAAGCCTCTCCACAAGAAGTCAGACATCGAAATCCTCATCGCCGACGAGCTTCGAAAGCTCTGGATTGCCGCGACCGCATCGGCCCGCGCCAAGTACACAGCACCGCTCATTTACCTCGCTTCGGCTACGGGAATGCGTCAGGGTGAAATCCTGGCGCTGAAGTGGGAGGATGTGGACTTGGTGGCGGCGACCATTCGTGTGCGCCGGAACCTCACGAAGGACGTGGAGGGAAAGGCCCTCTCGAAGCGGCCGAAGACCGCTGCCGGGACGCGGACTATCGGACTGCCTCCCTACGCCGTCCAGGTCCTCAAGCATTGGCAGGCGACCGGACGAAAGTCGAGCCTTGGGCTCGTCTTCCCGAACCTGCGTGGGAAGCACCTAAACGCGACCAACTTTATGGCCCGGGAGTTCCGGCCTGCGCTGCTCGAGGCGAAGGTCCGGCCTGTCACGTTCCACTCGCTGCGTCACACGCACGCGAGCCAACTGATATCCTCCGGAGCCAACCTCAAGGCGATATCCGCTCGCCTCGGTCACGAGAATATCCAGACGACCTTGGATATCTATGGGCACCTGATGCCGGGCGACGACGCGGTACTCGCGGCCGTCGTGGAGCGGGAGTATCATTCCCTGATTATTCCCTGAAATGGGCGAATATGTGGGAATAGTAGGGAATTCTGGGACACCCAGGGGGACTAAAAGTTGTGACGCCGGACCTCGATAAAACTCTTACAGGCAAAGAAAAACCCCGCATTTGCGGGGTATCGGGATGACAGGATTTGAACCTGCGACTTCCTGCTCCCAAAGTCGCGAACAATTTCTCGAATAAACCATACAGGATAAGGGTTTTATGAAATCCATTCCCTGACAAATTCCCTGAAATCTACTTGTCGGACGTACAGTAGGGACACCGGGTAACGTCCAACCGGCGCCGACGACGGCACCACAAGCACGGCCAGGAGGGGATGGTCATTTTGTCCGGGGCTACTCCCGGAGCGTGGTTCGTCTCACAGAACCGCTTGATAGACTCGGCGTTCATCTTCACGATATCTAGCTCGGACTTTATGCGGTGATATGCGTCCTGATGCGATTCGCAGCATGCCCGCTCGTCGGCGAACGACTTCTCGGCCTGAAGCGCCCGGGCCGTTAGCTCACCTACCGGAGATGCTTGTAGCGATGCTTTAAGAAGCGCAATCTCCGCGTCCTTCTCTGCGACGACTTCGCGAGCGATGTCGGCGGCTGCGTCAAAACCCGCGTAAAACACATCCGCGATTAGTGGAGTTTCTTGAGTAGGCCATCTTTCCGTTGACGCTTTGCAAGCGCCTTGAAAGCGAGCTTCGGCGAGGCGATTTTCAGGATATTTCAACATACATGCTTCCAACGCGAAAGTTCATCTTTGAGCCGCGATATCTCCGCGTCTTTCGCTTCTAGCGCGTCGTCGTGTTCGCTTTGCATCCGTTCGATTGTTGCGTTCTTGTATTCGAGCGCGGTTCGAATACGAGCAATCTCGCCGTCTTTCTCTGCGGCCTCCAATCGCGCAATCTCCGCCTCCCGTGCAATCACCTCGGAGTCCTTGCCGATATGTTCGTCGGGTTGTAGGAACAGGCGGCTATCAAGTTCGCGCTTCAGCCGCGCAATCTCGCGAGCTTCGGTGAGTCGTTTATCTAAGTCAGTCACGGCTTTTCAACTCCGCGCATGCAGAGCAATACGTGAAAGGGTCGCTCTGCTCCTTAAGATTCAAGAAGCCGCCCTCTCGCCATGTGTGACCGTAAGCTCTACACATCATGCGCGCAGTATCGAGCTTGCTTTCGTAATGTTTAATCAAACGGTCAATACTAAGGTCTTGAAAATCGTCGGGCTTACTCATCCTTTATCCTCAAACTCATCTTCAATGATTCTCGGGGTTTGAATCATGCGTGTGAGACGCGCAATCTCCGCGTCTCTCTGCGCAACGATTTCGCTAGCGATTGCATCGCAGGCATCGAAGGCCGATAAAGCGGCGTCGCATCCGTCGCATATAGAATCGGCCCTCGGGTCGGAGCCTAGTGCGTGATATGCGCATGAAATTCGCTCGCGAGCCTCGGCGAGTTTGGATTCGAGGTCACTCATTTCGTCACCCGAACGCTCCCGAACAGCCGAGCGTACCCGTACACCTGAGCGTTCTCGTACACCCGAGCGTACCCGTACACCCGAGCATTGGGGCCGACGTAGGCCGTGTCCGCAACCGTCGCGGTGTCGGCAACCCAGCCTCCACCATTGGAGTGCTTGTGAGCGGGTACGGGCCCGTTACCGTCGCCAAAGTCAAACGTCGTGACAGCGGGCTTTTCGGGTTTCTCTGCGGGAGTTGCGTTCTCTGCGAGCATCTCACGCACGACGGCGCGAACGTGTGCGTCGATGTCGCCCGCGACGCCTAACGGACTGCGCTCGCCGAGAGCATCCTGGAGCCTCTCGAACGTCAACTTACTCGTATTCACGGATAAACCTCACTTGCTTTACACGCTTGTCTCTTCATAATGCCGCCAACTTCGCTTCGAGATAGTTGGGGCGGCGTTCGGACTTCTTGGGCGCGACCGTGCCGGTCTCTTCCCCGTAGTGGCGGAGATACGCCCGCATCTTCGCAGCAACGTCTTTCGGCTTTATATCAGCATGGTTGTTAACTCCGTAACGCCCGGGTAGGAACCATGCCGACGCAACGGCATACGGAATATTGAAGAACCTACTAAGGGCGTCCAGGCCCGTGAAAATAGAGTAGGTGACGCTTCCGCTTTCGCCCTCGTCACGCATGTCGTGCCGACGAGCCCTGGAGCCATAAACCTTTACCTTGAGACCCTTTTCCTGGAATTCCGGAAGAAGGGCGAGGTAACCGCCAGCACACGCGGCGGTACCGCAGAACCACGTATCCATGTTGAATTGGGTAACCGGCTTCTCGCAGAACTGCCGCGCTTTATCGAATTTCTCGAGCGCGATTACTGCTGCACGGATGCGGTCGCACCGCCGGGATTTTACTTCGTCAGTAAGGTCAAACATATTTTATCCTTCGAGTCCCAGGCTTGCAGCCCAGAGTAATAAAAAGCAAATGATAACCGCCGCAACCCAAATGAGCGCGTCGCGCACGAGCTTGTTCATCACGATTAAAGTCCTGTCGTTAGGTGGAAATGGTCCCCGCATGGGTAGGTTTTATAGATATTCGAACCGTTGCGGGATATCCAGGCAGTTGCGTCGTCTTGGGTCCGGAACACGAGTTTCGGTTTACCGGTCTTAGGGTTGCGGCACGACTGCTCGTTGTGGATAGGTTTGTTCTGGAACCCGGGTACGCGCGGGATAAAAGCTAGGGGGATTCCATGTTTGTTCCGTCGCGAACTGATATTCATGGACGTTCACTTTCCGGGGTATAGCGATTCCCCAATGGGAGAGACAGTAAATGGCGCCGCCCACCATGAGGCCGATTACGACCGACCCGGTGAGTATAACACAGGTGGAGACCACGGTGCAATCCATTAGCGTTTCCGCAGTCCTTCCATCCACTCTAGGTGGGTTATATGCTTACCTTGCGGGAGGGAGCCGAGGCCGTCCTCGGCGCTGCTTACGAGAATGATATTCAGGAGGGTTCCGTCGAGGAAGCGCGCCTCGTATTCCCGATGGAAATACGGCGCGTCGTTTTCCGTCACGTATCCGGCGCTGCTAACCCCGAGAAGGTTGGAGACAATCATCGTTATCTCACCCGTGAACGGGACAATGGCGGCGCCGCGTTCGAGGACTCCATCCTCGGTTATAAAGTACGCAGGCCCACGTGTCGGAAGCCCTTTCGCGCGGAACGCCGTACGCGGCACGTATCCGTCTGGTAATGAGTATTGACAGATAATATCAGCTAATAATTCCATGTGTACGCTCCCCCTTTGGAGCGCGCCGAAACGAAGAAATGGTCCCACGGCATTGCTACCGTGGGACCATTGTACTACCTCAAGCGTGAGGATGGAAGTGGGCTATGATACTACGAAGGTCGGAAGTTTATTCTTAGCACGTTCCGTTCGTGCAGAACGTCACACTCTTCGAGAGGTCTATTCCGTTGGTCGTAACGGGAATCGAGTAGGTTGGTGTTGCGTTGGGATTGATACCAAGCTCGGCGGCTGGCCCAAGCCAGGCGTCGTGGCGCCACGCGAACGAAAGGCCCGGCGCTCCGGACCAATTCGTGTCTCCGATATACCCGCCGTAGTGTTCTCTATCGACCGTGCGTAGTAGCACCTTCACATAGGGAAGGTTGTTCGTTGCGTTTATTTGGGCGTCGGTCAAGTTGAGAAACCAGCGCGTACCCTCGGGAGGCCGCTGTCCTGCGCCTGTATGACCCACACACGCACTCGAAGAGTTCGTGTTGGCACCGTCGCTCGATTTCGCGGGATAAACGAAGCTCGGGTCCCCGCAGAGCACGGATGCCGAGATGGCATACGGGAGCGTACCGTTCGGGGATGCCTCCGCAGCCGCGAGGGCGTTCGGGTCGATTCCACCCAAGCTCGTCGCGATATCCGTCGCGGTCGAGCCGGAGCATCCGGTTCCGTCACCCGACCAAGGGCAAACGCCCCCACCACCGAGATTCAGCGTCGGCGAGACCACCGGGTCATCGCAGAGCCAGCCGTCGAATTCCTCGCCCATGATGACGATATCGGCCGCGCAATGATGGTCGCTGCCTTGTTCGACGTACATGCCCACCGGAAGCGCGAGAGGCGTCCCAGAGGGCACGCCGTTACCTTTACAGGTACCGGCAGCATACGGCTCTTTATTGCAGGACGTGACGACGTTTATGGACGGGTCGGCCGGATTGAGTTGGTCGAGGGGCTCGGAGCCCTCGTTTACATTACCGGTACACGCACCGGCGCAGCCGAGGCCGCCGATATTGTCGTGTCCGGATTGGAATTCGAGCGCGGCCCACGCGGCCGAATTCGGAGATATTGATGGATTACTCGGAAGCGGTTTGCATATCGGATTGGAGACATATATCGTCACGCACCGGGATGCTGATAAACTGCCGGATGGCACGGGAGTTGGTGTGGGCGGCGGTGGCGCCGCATAAAACTCCACGACCTCCGGGCTCGAGGTTATATTCGTATAGGCGACGTTACCAGACGGCGCCCCAACGAGCGTGCCTCCGGATAAAACCGCAATCTTTACGATTTGCGTCGGCCCATTATATGTCAGATTAGCAGCACCGATATTACCGGTAACCGTAACCGTAATATCTCCGGAAGAATCTATCGAGGTCGATAAACTCTCACAGCACGACGGAGCGATACTGACTAGTGGAGTCGCAGTCGGGGCAATGGTAGGGGCAAAGGTGGGCGCCGGGGTGGGCGTTATCACCGCAGTAGGAGGCGCAGTCGGCACGGGCGTTGGCGATGGCGATGCGGATGCGGTGGGGGACGGGCTCGGGGTTGCAGGTGGGACAGTTGGCGTAGACACAGGGATGGGTGTAAACGAAGTTGTCGGCACCGGCGAGGGCGTCGCAGATGAGACGGGTGTAGGCGACGGGCTTGTCGGAGCCGGTGATAAACTCGCGGACGGCTTCGGTGTCGTCGAGGCGGACGGGCTCGAGGTAGCCTTCGGTGGGCTGGCCGACGCAGACGGTTTGGGCGTCGGGGCTGTCGTTGGTTTTGATGATGGCACTCCTGTCGGGGAAGGTGAGGGAGACGGCGTTACGCAGTCTACCGAAACTCCTCCGGACGCACTCGTAACGGTTGCGGACGAACACTTTATTATCGTATCTGCCGAACATGAGGATGCCGCGACCGCGCTAACGGCGAGGAGCGCGGTCAATAGGAATCTTCGTATGGGGTTTATCACTACATGGGTTACCTTGCTTTCGTGTGATTATTGCGGCGTGTTGGTGAACTATGGCTCGTGAACGACCACGAAACGGTTGTCCATATACCGTTCCAATATACTTCGGACTTCCGGCCAGGGGTGTCCATCCCCCACGGGCGGGAGGTACACTCGTGCGAGGCGCACCGAGTCTACCATTTCCACTAGCTCACGAGCGGAACGCTCGATGAGCGATAAATCCGCGTCCTCCCAGAAGTTCCATTTTACCGCTAGGGTAAAGATAGGCGGATTCAACCAAATGGCCGTGACGTGGTTTCCCGTCCCGAGGTCCTTACCTCGATGGCCGGGAACTCTGCCCTGGCCGATGAGCTTCCGGCCAAGAACTTTATCAATTCCTGGATATCGGTGCTTTGCCTGCGCGAGTATACCGCGTGCAAATACGGCGCGGCCGTTCTTCGCAACGTACCCCGACGTAGGTAGAGCCAGGGCCGCACCTTGCGGCACGGCGTTCCAGAAATTGAACACACGCTCTTTCATAGAACATCCCTACTAAGGCCGGTGTAGTGTAACGCTAAGGACATCGCATAGGTCCTAAGTAACGCTTTCCTTGGCTTCTTCGCGCTCGAGCTTCTCTAGCTCGGTGCGTTTATCGGACTTATGGGCGCCGCCGGGGCGCAGGTTCGTCGGCGGACCCAACCGCCCGACGATGGGCTTGGGCTTCGGTTTCTTAGCCATCGAATTTCCTTTGCTTGGTCCCGCGCACCTCAATATCGGTTACGAGACGTTCGTTGAATCCCACATCTATGCGGACACTCGGGTCGGCGAAGACCCATAGGTGATACTGATTGCTGGAGTCAACGAGCCGAGACTCGGCCGGATAAAGTTCGATACCCTCGTTGTCGGGACCAACGAGTTCGTTCTTTATTTGCTGGAGGTGGCGCCAATCGTGTATCGGCTCTTTATCGAGGCGTTTGATAGAAAGCCAATACATCTCGCCACGGTTACGCTTTATTACTTGGTAAGTATCGTTAACCCATATCTCTTGCTGGTCGGCCTCGGCCCGTGCCATGAACTCCCTGACTTGGCGCTCGGCTTCTTCGATTGCTACGCCAGCCACCTTAGCTAGGTCAGCAACATTTAGATTCGCTCCTCGAGATTCAGCCCGCACAAACTTATCCACAGTTGCTCGCTTCTGCCAGGTTGCTCGCGCCGAGCAACGAGACAACCTCGACGGTCTTATTCCGATGTTCGATGAGTTCGCGGACTTCTTTGGCATACGCCATTTCGTATTCTTCCGTTCCGGGGATGAGCGGCATTCCCGCTTCCGCATCAAATATGAATAGTTGCGCCTTTGCAGCGTCTATTTCCCCATCAAATATGAGGCGAATATATTCCCGGTTCCGCGACCCGAGTATCTGGTGAGCCATCGGATTAATCGAATGGTCGTACCGAAACATGTGCGTCGCGTCCCGTTCGAACGTAGCGTACCGGGTGATAGCTTCCGGTGGGATATGGCCGAGGTACGCGCAGGTACCGATGGCCCGGATACTATCGGACCATAACTCCTGGTTCGCGAGCATGAGATGTATCCATTGGCGGAAAGAGTTCTTCTTTGGGATTTCCGATTGGCGCCCAAATTGCGCCAGGGAAATACGAAGAACGTCCTCGTCGGGTAGGAGCATGAACGGGATGAGTTTATCGGTATCGACCTCGAGGAGAAGCCCACGACTTCCGTTCGTATCCGAATCTTTCTGACACCATGCAGCAAAGTATGTGGCGATAGAGTCGGATAGATAAACACAGTCCGGCATCGACACATTACCGTTGCCCCAATTACCCTTACTCGATTTGCCTCGGGGTTTAATTCCGTCCTTGAGGATATTCTCCAAGTACATGGATGAGGTACCGTGATAGAGATATTTCACTAGACTGTATACTTATCGACGAGGATTTTAACCAAGTCGATATCCTCCGGCCCAAGGCCGACCATCTCGGAATCCTTCGTTTTGCAAACGAAGAACGTCCCCACAAGAACGTCCTGCCCGCCGAATATCATTCGGTTGTACGGCTTCTCCTTCATCTTGCCTTCTTCATCGCCCACGACGATATAGTTATGGGCTCGCGGCCCGAGTATCGTCGGCATAACCTGGATATACCCTCCCACGAGCTTCTGCATCGCTGTAAGTTGGGCATCCGGGTCTTCGCTTCCAGGAATAGATTCGAGCCGGGGATTCTCCCCCGGCTCGTAAACGAGTACGTCCATCATAAAAAGTCCACCATCTTTCCTAGACTAGTGTAGTCAACTCTTGCATATCGTTGGCGACAAACCTCCACGGTATTCCCGAGAAGGTCGCTGATTTCTTCGTAACTGAATCCGTTCGCTCTTAGCTTCGTTGCAACGCCGTGGCGAAACCAATGGGGCTTTATCCGCACCCCGGCCTCCTTCTCCGCTTTGCGGTAGGCGTTGCGAATCGTGTTCTGATGAGGCTTGTGGTCGAGGGACACCCAATACTCGAAGGCGTCGAGAGCTTCGGCATTCAGGGACACGGTGCGCTCGCCCCGGCCCTTCCCGCGAAAGCGAATCGCGTGAAGCCCGGGAGCGGGTTGCCAATAGTTCGCGGCCGTAAGGTCGTATGCTTCGCTAAACCGAAGCCCGGTGTTGCGAAGTAGTACCGCGTGACAATGGGCGGCGTGTGAAATACCCTTGAGCGCGGTCATAAACCGTAGAGCATCCGCGTCGTCTACCACGACCGGAAGGGTGAGGGATAGCTTGCTTTGTTGGAGCGTAAAGCTACCGACCGTCGTAATCGTGTAGGCCGGATACTTTCGGCGCAGCCACGTAACGAACGAGCATAAATGCGCGAGGACTTTATTCCTCGTCGCGATATTCTCGTACCTCTCGAGGAACAATTCTACTGTGGCATCGTCGATGACGGTCGTGCCGGATTGAATATAAAGCCGGTACGTGGTTTCATAACTCCGGATAGTTTGTTTGCTCTTGCCGCGCTTCTTGAGTACCTCGACGTACTCTGCAAACTGCTCGGCAAGCGTGCTTGGAATTGCCACGCGAATAACTCCTTTTTACAAGGGGACAATGGTACACGAAAAAAGACCACCCTGCAAGGGGTGGCCTCTTTCCGTTAGGTGCTTTCTGCTACTAGCTAGGCGAACCCACCAGCGCCGCGAGCCGGTCCATATCCACCGCCTCACCACCTTTGAGGATGACATCCGTCGTACCGGTCCCATCCTGTACCGCTTCGGCTTGCAGGTCGGCGGGAACACGTCGCGGGCGGCCAGGCGGACGTTTCTCGCCCGTTGCTACGACCGGGGCCGTGGCTGCTTTCTTCGGCCGCCCACCCTTGTTCTTTGGAGGCACGCCACTCACCGGCCCAATGCCAATAAGATTCAGCACGTTCTGCGCGTCCGTGATACTCGAGACCGTCGCGATGACGGAGAACTTCTCGACCTTTCGGATTTCAACGCTGCCGTTAGGAAGCGTAAAGAGATAGGTATTCATAAATATCCTTTCGTGGGGTGTTTCCCCTACAATAACAAAAACCTCAGTTAATTACAACTGAGGTTTATGGCCTACGTGGTAATGGTCGCCGAATGGACATTTGTAGGGGGCCGGACTTCCCCGCCCGTCCATCCGGATTTCATCGGCCGCTTGGACGGCCTCGTCGTATGTGTACGGTTGCTTACGTTCGCACACCCAATTCCGAATCCGGTTAACTGCCCGTGAGTTCCAGGCTTTTCCGCACCGGCAAATACGCCGGTCGAAGTTTATCTTCCGGTTAATGCCGTCGTGGGTTATTCGGTGACAGGTTGGGCAGAGCGTCGGGCTACACGCCAGCACGGGGTTTATGAGCGCGCCAAAAGGCGTCGTGTGCATGTGTCACAATAAACTTAGCCTCGTCATAGGGAAGAAGGGTCTTGCTGTACTCTTCGATGGCGCGGTCTTGAAGTGCCTTCCGGTCCCCACGGTGAATAAAGTTCGAGCATGGGTCGCATCCAGCCCATGAGCCCTCGCTCACATGCCCTGGAAATAGCTCGATATTCTCTGCATCGTGGCTCTGAAGTGGCACGCTCACCGCGCCACAGAAGTCACACACCGCCTCGAACTCGGACTTGGGCTCGAGCGCGATGTCGCCGTTGCCCAGGTCCACGGCCCGCAGGCGTTCCACGTATCGCTTCTCGAAGTTGTCTGCTTGCTCGTCGGTCATTTCGCGTTCTCCCTCTTGCATTCGTTGGAATGGTTGTATGGAAACGGCGTGCCCACATAGCACCCCCGGCAGTTATATGTCTCAGTCATTCCATGCCTCTTTCATAACAGTATCGCGACCTCTTCGGAAGTCATACTGATGATATACTTCGCGACGTTTATCGAGAAGTTTGCTGTCCCGTTAAGGTTGCGCTTGAGTTGCTCTTGGGCGTCCGATAGACAAGACATCGCTGCCATAACCTGGGCGCGCTCGCGCGCCCACTTGTTGGCCTTGAGATAAAGCTCTGCCTCGACCCGCCATCCGGTAGGGTTATCGTGTGGAAGCCTAGTCATAGTCCACCAAATGGGCATATTCTTGTTCGTGGGCGTCAATCTCGACGAGACAGTCCTTGCAAGGATTATCCTCGCACTTTTCTTCGTCGTGCTGGTCGCCATCCGGCGCCGCACGATACTGCTCCTGGCGCTCGCGCTTCTTGCGTAGCGCGGCGACCTGTGCATGAGCCTTGTCGATAATCTCTTGTTCGACACGCTCGTCGCTCGTCATCGTTGCCTCCCGGCAGAATATCTCGCCCGTTTCCGCCTCGTAATGCCCGCAACAGGGGAAGTCCTCACATCTCATTCGCTCGGACCCTCACCAAGTACGGCATCAGGTGTAGCGATTATAGTAATTTTCCAACCCTCCGGCCCTGCTAAATCATGGAAAAAACCAAACACAGCCATACTCGCTTCCGCAACGCTGTTGTATCCTTGCTGTGACCACAGGTATCCGTTGGGTTTAGTAATGGTTGCGAGGTATCGCATCGGTTTACTCATCGTCGCCTCCTAACGGGACGCGGGTGTCGTTGCATCCCTCACAGACGCACTCCAGCCCGTGTTTCTCGGGCTTGGCAACGTGAATGCAATTCCCATAGGCCGGTTGCTCGCCACAGGCAGAGCAACGGAGCCAGGGGTTGAGGCGAAGCCGTTGGAGTTCATCCTGGAGTTCCGTACCCCACGGAATGCACATCGGATGGACGTACATCGTCGGGTCCTTGGCGTCCCACGGGAGCGTCGGCGCTGCCTGCATGGCATCGCGACGGTCGGTGAGCTTACGCACGAGGTCTGCAACGGACCATACGGTGTCCGATGCCTTGGGATTCTTGGGGTCCACGTTGGACGTGTCACGCTTGGGGGCATTGTAACGGTTGGCGACCACGCCATCCGGTACGCTGTACTGTGTGGTTGCCGGTCGTTCGGTCGTTGTACGCGGCGTGTTGGTGAACTTCTGGGCAGGCGATTCAATTGTGTCGATGCCTGCCATGTCCCCGGAAATAAACTCGTTGCTCATTTGATACGTCTCCCTCCGTTGTATCCGCCGAAGCCGATACGATGCTGCTCTGCTTTCATGCGTCGATACTCGACGCTCGATGCGCTCGCTATCCCATGCAATACGAGATAGATTCCTAGATAGATGATGAACCCAAAGAAGAGTTCGAAGATAAAGACCATGTTTATTCCTTTACCCCGTATCCGTCCCGGCCTTCGCTATCCATAAGCGAACCCGGTCCGACGAGGAGCTTGAGTCCGGCAAGACCGGACGGTTCGATAACTGACACTTCATACATGACGAGCGCGCCGATAGTTACGGTCTTAGCGCCGGGCCTACCTAACACTTCAACCTTAATGGTCTTAGGTAGGATGCTCGGCTTTGTGGTGTACTGCGTCGCCGTACCGTTGTCGTTAATGAACTCAACGTATCGTTTGATATCGTCGGGCGCATTGAACTCTTGGATATACGTCTCGCCACCACCATAGACTTGACCCTGCGTGAGCGTGCTTGCCATGAGCCCGCTCTTATAGGTGAGGATATCGCCGCCCTTAAAACGGCGCGTGTCGTTAAGGTGTTCTTCCTCCCACCCTGGTCCGTGAAGTTCTACCTTGCGGCCCCAACCATCATAGCAGAGTAGCTCTGCGTCCGGGTCGAGCATCGGCTTCTTCTGCCATTCCTCGAGGGTCGAACGACGCTGGCCTTCGACCTTCGATTTGATTGCCGTTGCTGCGGACGGGTTGGCTTTCTTCGGCGCATGGGCGATAGTCGCCGGGCGCTTGGCTACCGGACGTTGCTCTTCAACGCCGTCGAACTCGCCGCCAATAAACTCGTTACTCATTGTTATCTCCTTGAAAGCAATCGACGACGTTCACATCCGGGTCGGAGTAGTTCGTCGGGTCTGAATAAGGCATGGCATATACAACCGTGAGCATGCGGGGCTTACCACACACGGTCGTCATTAGGGTTACGTCCGGTTTCGATAGCAGCAACATGAAGCCGACCACCGCTCCGGCGGATAAAGAGAAGGCGAAGTGAGCGAATTCTTTCGTACTCATAGATGGGACCACAACTTCCGCGATATGATATAGGATATAACTTGCTGGCTACATCCGAACTCAATCGCTAACTGCCGTTGCGTAACGACACGAGGTATATACCGGCGTCGTATCTCTTTAACTTGGTCCTCAGTCAGTACAGCCATTGGGTTGGTCGTACCAATAAAGTGAACCGGGTTGTGCCTTCCCCGTGCTACCATCTGACCTTGGTTCTCTAGTCGTGTTCCCTGCGATAGATGAGCCGGGTTGCAGCACGGCGGGTTGTCGCACGAATGCAAGACTTGTAAGTCCGGGTCGATGTGACCGTTGACTAACTCATACACCGCACGATGGGCTACGACCGAACCGTTGCGTCGTCCCGTCTTTGCGATACGTCCATAACCGAAGTTAGTCTTACTCTTACCAATCCAAGGCCAGCATTCATGCGGGCCTTGGATGTCTATTTTAGCCCAGAGTCGTTCACTAAACGTCATGGTTACATGACCGCTCATGGTTTGCACATCCGTTTAAGATGGCGTCCCAACACCTTACCGATGGTCTCTTCGGTGATTTGCTCGGCACGATGTTCGCCAACGAACTGCGCGGCATACGATGCCGAATAGCCAACCGTCAACACGACCATCTCGACGCCATCCTTAGCGAGGTTGTTAATCGCTTCGCGAATATCAGACTCAGAGTTACCGAACTCACCGTCCGATAAAACAATGAGCATCTTTTTCTGAGCGGAAGACTTCTTAAAGTCTTCGCGCAGTTCGATAAGCGATGGCAGTATATCCGTACCGCCGGAGTTTCTGAAGTTCAGGAACCAATCGAGAATCTTAGCTTTATGAGAGCCGTTCATTCTCGAGCGAAGGTCCTTGAGATTCGTATGCGCCGAGTGTACCTGCGGCTCATACTCCAGACGATACTCGCCGGTCTCTGGGTCGTACACACTTGACGGGTAGTACGGTCCGTCATTCTTCATGCCGGGAACGTACTGATATGGAGTAGCGAATCCAGAGTAGCCGACGTGTACGTCTTGGAACGAACGGAACGCTTCCGCAATGGCGACACACATACGAGTCGCCATAAGGATACGACTACCGACGCCGCCTTTTAGCTTCCAACTCGTGCCGTCGATGAGAGCTTGCTCTTGTTGCTTGAGGGTTTCGATAGCATCGAGAGTCTTCGCGGTGTTACGCGACCCTCGACCGAGACGCTCGGCGATATCCTTACCGAGTCGGTTAATCTCTCGCTGTTTCGAGAATATCTCCGGATACGCTTGGGTACCGCGAACAGCACCGCCCATGCTGGACGACGTATCGACCAAAACGTGAACGGCAAAGCTACGCTGTCCCTTCTCGGAACGACGTGAGTAAGCGCGGTCGTTGCTGTTGCGTGCTGCCGCCATAGCGGCCTTCACGTCGAACTTACCGGAACGATAGCCGCGAACTTTATCGACGGTCTCGTTCTCTTTGAGATACCGTTCGATGCTCTTACGAATCGGCGCGACGTAAGGCGCGACCGTTGAGACAACCTGTGCCCATGTAGGAGTGAACTCGTACTGTTCGGGATTGAGTTCGCTCGTACCTAAGCCCGCACCACCACCGAGAAAGCTATCGCTGGTGTTACCCTTCTGTGCTTTAGTCTCGTCCGTGACATCGCCCTGTGCCTGTTGCTTCGGCTCTTGCTTTGCCTTGTCACGAATCTCTTCGAGTTCGTCTTTGGGTGCGGCTTCGATATCATCGTCGTCATCGTCGCCGGGTTCGTCTTCGTCAACCGCTTCGTCACCGGCGCCCGTGCCTTGGTACGGGTCGCCATCGGTGTCACCCTCGTCATCCGATTCGTCATCGTCGTCTTCGGGTTCGTCTTCTTCGTCTTCCTCGTCTTCGTCCTCGTCGTCGTAGTCATCGTCCTCGTCGTCATCATCCTCATCGGATTCGTCTGACTCTTCGGACTCGTCTTCGTCTGACTCTTGCGGTTGGTCTAACCCTTCGCCGCTACCGTCGGCGAAGTTCTCGTCGTCCTCTTGGTCTTGCTTATCGTCTTGCTGGTCTTGACGATTGTCCTGACTGTCTTTGCTCGTGTCATCGTTGTCTTGCTCTTGGTCCTGGTCGTCCTCGTCTTGGTCTTCGGACTCACCGGCACCATTAGGTTCGGGCTCGTCGTCACGCTCGCGCTTGTCGTTCTCCGAACCTTCTTCGGTGTCACCCCAACCCTGCGTATTCTCGTCGGGCTTCGGACCACCAGAGCCACCGGATGGCTGCGAATCTTCCGGCTCGATGACATACTCGGGAGACTGTTGTGGTTGGTCGCCCTGTTCACCGTCGCCGTCCTCGGGCGTCGGCGGTGGTGGCGTACCGGTCGGTGGGACGAACTCTTCCACCGGTCTTGCCGCAGCAATCTCCGGTGCAAGCGAAGCCCACTTGCGAAGCGCGCCGTTAACCGTCGGCTCTTTGCGTAACGCAGCGATGCGTTCACACAGAGCTTCCGACCACGGCATATCCTCGGGCAGGTCGTCGTGAGTAAGCGCGCCCGATACGAGGCCGCGCACCATGGTCTGCGCTCGCAGGTAGTACAGACTGTTGCCATCCTTGTCGATGGCACCCTGCGGACTCACACGTTGAAGCTCTTCGTACTTCTTGAGGAACCACTCGCGGCGATATCCCTGGTCCCAACGTGGTAGGTCACCGTTCTTTAATCCCGGATATCGTTTCGTTCGGAGACGATACTCCGAACGCTCGTCTTCCGTAGCCCGCATGAGCATCTTAACGCTCTCGGCATGAATCGCTTTCGCGCCGAGCTTACGGTTAATGTTGCGTGCGATATCCATAGAGATAGCGCGCGGGCTTAGGTCGGTCTGACTATAGAGACAATGACCGAGGTTCTTAAACACAAGACCCTTGGCTTGCTGGAAAGATAAACCAGACATAGCGGCGACGTTGTATATCAGTTGCCGCTTGTCGTGATTATATTCCCACCGCGCACCGGGTACCATGTGGACGTTAAGCTCGCCGCCCACCGCATTAGCGATGTTCTCGAGCGCAGTCAGTTCGTCCGTTGCTCTGTGTGTCTGAAGTGTACTCACGATAAACCTCCTTTCATCATGCGTGGATTGAGAACTTCATGGCTTACCACGTTCCGGCGAGAACCGATTCGTCATCGGTCGAGGTCTCGTCGAGGTCCGCTGCGTTCTCCGGGAAGCGAGCGTTAACGAGAGCCTCGATATACTTGAACTCTTCGCTGTCAACGTCTTCGACGACCGCGAGGAT